CGCAAAATATGTATGCAAGCAAAGCAGGCGCACAATAAAAAGTGCGCAGTTGTTTGTGCCGATAGGCGGCGCAAATAGAAACCGAAAGGCAGGCAAATGAAGTTCGTATGCAAAGAAAACCATTGGTCAGTAACAGATGGGCAGTTAATTCTAAAAACGCCAAATGGCAAAGACACAGAGATAGCCAAACAAGTTATAGCCGTATTGGAACAACAAATTCGCCAACGTATTTATGATGATATTTGCAGTTGGGAGCCAATCTCCAATCGCAAACAGATTCTGAAAGTATCAGGGACAATGGATAACGCGCTTTTGGGGGTTCAGGACATTTGCGCGAACATAGCATTAGGGAGAAAAGATGGCTAACGCCTGCAAGTCACCTGAGTGTCGGTGTGAGCATATAGATTGCGATTATGGCTGGATATATGGCACATTTGTAACAGTTGAGGAAAAAAATACACGAAAAGATGGCAAAATAGTGGTGCAAAAAGAGTATGAAGGGGTAAAATTTTGTCCACAATGTGACCCACAAAGGGCGCACATACAAGATACGTCCTCGTCCGCCGAGGAATTACAGCGCCGACTAAGTGAGCGCACACCAATCAAACGAGCAGAAATCTACGAAAAGCAAGAGGCGAGCAAAACTCGTATTCTGTAAGGAGTAGCAATAATGCAAAATCAAAAACACAAACAAATGGCTCTAATAATGGCTACGGCTTTATTATTGCCTCTAAGCACGCCAGCAGAAGCAGAAGCGCCACATAAGCCAGTTAAAGAAGTTTTAACAGTTGAGCAGATGGCGTTACAAAACCCAAAACAATATGCAAAAGACCAATTTGCCAAATATAACTGGTCAGATGACCAATTTTCGTGTCTAGGCAAATTATGGGGCAAAGAATCGGCTTGGAATCATTTAGCCGATAATCCGCACAGCACGGCGTTTGGCATTGCACAGATGTTAGGCGAAGATTCTCTGTTAGTATCGGTGCAAATTGACAGGGGGTTGCGTTATATTGAACACAGATATGGAAGCCCTTGTTTGGGGTGGGAGTTCTGGCAACGTAACAAGTGGTATTGAAAAATCTTTTTTTGTTACAGGCAAACCAGTATCGCAAGGCTCTCTAAAGTTTATTAAAGGTCACGCCATACACGTTAAAGGTCGTGAGTTGGCATTATGGCGCGGCACAATTGCGGCGATGGCGCGTTCAACAAACATTACAAAAATACAGGTCGGCGTAGAGATGGACTTGCTGTTTGTTTTTAACAAACCAAAAACTGTTAAACGTAACGAGCCGTATGTGCGCCCTGATTTGGATAAGTTAATACGCGCTGTTCTAGATGGCTTAACTGACGTTGCATATGAAGATGACCAACAAGTTGTGCGCTTAACGGCGCAAAAAGCATATGGCGAAACAGAAGGCGTATATATAACAATACGCGAGCGCACATCAAGCAGTATCCGCCCAGTTAAAGATTTCGTTAGTAACGCCGTCCAACGGATTGACGTGACACTCAACAGAAACGCCAATTAAACCGCCTACTTGCTCATAAAGGACAGTAAATGACAGATTGGACGGCTCTACGTGAGGCGATTCTTGCACGTTGCCAAAACTACTGTGAGTTGTGCGGTAACGCACTTACAGACACGTTTGCATTACATCACCGCAAACTTAAATCACGCGGCGGCAAAGACACGATAGATAATTTAGTTGCGTTACATCACGCTTGCCACAATATGGGTAATAACGCCGTTCATATGAACGTGCAAAAAGCCACAGTAAGCGGACATATGGTTCCCACATACGCCACGCCGTCTGCCTATCCATTACATTTGCCTAACGGTTCTATTGTTACACTTAGCGAGGAAGGCACATACATTTACTTGGAAAAGGCGGACAAAAATGGCGGGTGAAGGCGTTATAACTGTTACAGGCAATATTGGCAACGATTTTGGAATTGCATTTACATCAGGCAATAAAGCGTATGCAAAGTTTTCATTGGCAAACACGCCACGCATTAAGAAAGATGACGTTTGGCAAGATGGCGTTACAACTTGGTTTAATTGCACAGTTTGGGGACGTGAAGCAGAAACGGCAGTAGAAAATCTACGTAAAGGCGCTCGCGCAATTGTTACAGGTCGCTTTGCAGCAAATACTTATACAGACAAAGAAGGAAAAGAGCGCACATCATTGGACATTAGCGTTGATAGTTACGGCGTAGTTCCGCGTAACACAAATAATGCGCCAGTAACAACCGATACAGCAAACGACCCTTGGGCTTAGAAAGGCACACAATGGAAAATGTAGTTAATTCAGAACAAGCCGCCGAATTGTTAGGCATTTCAAAAAACAATTTGCGACAATTGGTTTACCGGAAACTGCTTGTCCCTGTCGGCAAGCAGAAACGGCGTTCTCTCTTTAATGTAGAGGACGTTGAGAAGGTAAAAGCAGCCCGTAAGCCGTTAATCCCTTCGGCTTAATTGCGGCTCGGAGAGAGTGCAAGCGCCTGTCCCGCCTGCACTCTCTCTTATAACTTTAGAAAGGCAAAAATGGAAAAGTTAGTAGTAGAAACCATTTCAATTGATGATTTGGAACTAGACCCAAATAACGCACGTAAGCACAGCGACAAAAACATTAACGCAATCTGCGAATCATTAACGCAATTTGGGCAACGTAAGCCAATTGTTATAAACGCCGATGATGTTGTTATTGCTGGCAACGGCACAGTAGAAGCGGCGCGCAAACTTGGCATTAAAACGTTAGACGTTGTGCGCGTGCCTGCCGATTGGTCAGAAGAAAAGATAAAGGCGTATGCGCTCGCGGACAATCGCACGGCTGAATTGGCAAGTTGGGACTCTGAGATATTGCTATCGCAACTTAATGAGTTAAATATTGCCGATTGGGATATAAACGCACTTGGCTTTAAGGAGTTTGAACTTAATCCGTTAAAAGATTCGGACGCCGATACAGATATGAAAGATTTAGGCGAGCGTTACGAAGTAGTAATTGAGTGTGCTGACGAAAACGAACAGACGGCACTACTTTTGCGCTTATCGCAAGACGGATTAAAAGTCCGTGCAATCATCATCTAACGAAAGGCACACAATGAGCAAAACGATTCGCCTTGAAAGCGCCATCACGCGAACACCACGTGTAATGCAACTTGAAGGCTTATTTGATATGGATTCAGAAGAACGTTCCATTACAAATATTGAAATGAATATCCCCGATTTAAGCACACGCGATTGGAACATTGGACTTATTGTTGGGCCGTCAGGCGCTGGCAAAACTACCGTGGCTAACGAATTGTTTCCTGAGAAAATGCGCAACACGGAAAATATGAAGTGGTCTAAAGATAAAGCCATCATTGATGACTTCCCACAAGATTTGCCAATGCGTGAAGTAACGGAATTGCTCTCATCTGTTGGCTTTAGTTCGCCGCCTGCTTGGCTACGCCCATTTCACGCACTAAGTAACGGCGAGCAGTTTCGTGTAACGATTGCGCGTGTGTTGGCAGAGAATCAGGACTTGTCCGTAGTAGATGAATTCACATCTGTTATTGACCGCACAGTTGCGCAAATCGGCTCATATGCAATTGCCAATACTGTTAGAAAACGTAATCAAAAGTTTGTTGCTGTGGGTTGCCACTACGACATACAAGAGTGGTTACAGCCCGATTGGATTTACGAGCCACATACTGGCACTTTTACTTGGGGGTCGGTTCAACCCCGCCCACAAGTTAAAATTGAAATCATATGGGCAAAGTATGAATCGTGGAACACGTTCGCACGTCATCACTATCTAGACACAAAACTTAACAAGACGGCGCACGTCTATGTAGGCTTAATCAACGACCAGCCTGCCTGCATTAGCGCCATCTTGCCTTTGCCTAACGCGCACGTGCGTAACGCTAGGCGGTTTAGCCGTAACGTAGTGTTGCCTGACTTTCAAGGCATTGGATTAGGCAAATACTTTCACGAACGTATAGCGGCTGGACTAATCGCTCAGGGACTAGCGGTTTACGCTACTGCCAGCCACCCAACGCAGATACATCATCTCAACAAATCGCCAAACTGGGAACTTATTCGTATGCCGTCAAGAGTAGCCAAACAAGGCAAAACAAGTTCATTATCAACGCGAATGGGTGTCAGTAGAGCGCGCCTGACGAGTTCCTTTCGCTTTAGGGGAGAACCCGATTATGAAGTTGCCAAGATATTAGCCCCTTTGCCAAAGAAATAACGTATGATGTGGCAAATATTTAGTGAATACATAGGTGGTAAATATGTGCGATATGTGTGACAAGTATGCCTACATCGGCGAGATACGAGAGGCGATTGCGCAAGACATTGAGGCGGCTAAACGACCCGACCCACAATACGTAGAGGACAATATGGTTAATGCAGGCTTACAGATAGCGGCACACATAGCGAGAGGCGGCGCGTAATGGCACCAATGTATGACTTTTATTGCGCCAAATGTAATGAGAGTGAAGAACACTTTTTTGGCTTTGCTGATAAACAAGAAGTAACGTGCGTTGAGTGTGGCGCCAATATGACTAAAACTATTTTCCCTGTCGGCGTTGTGTTTAAGGGCGGCGGTTGGGGCGGTCAATGAGCAAAGATAGGCATTTCGGTGACGCTGAACTTAACGCCAATGATAACGAGTTACGGCGTGAGATAGCGGCAGACGTAGAACGCCGAATATTGCCTATGTGTGAAACAGAAGATGAGATTGGTTTAATGAAACTGGCAATTGCGTTAGTGAAAGGCGTGTAATGAAGGCACTATTTGTAGGCTTAGTTGGCACGGCGTTACTAACTCTGTCATTGGCGTTTGTTGTTATGTTATTAGCAGGCGATATTTATCCAATCAGTTACGTGCAATCTATACACATAATGTTAATTGCATACGTGTTAGCGGTATTTACTAGAGAGGCAAAGTAATGGCGGCTAAGAAAAGCAAACTAAAACCTGAAACGTTAGAGAAAGAAGCCAAAGTGCTTGAAATGAGGCGTGGCGGCTTCACGTTTGACTTGATTGCTACACGGCTTGGCTACGCGAGCGCCAGCGGCGCTTACAAGGCTTATCAGACGGCTTGCAATCGCATTGTTTATGCACAAGTGGCGGAAACACGTAACGTTGAAATGGATAGGCTTGATATTGCACAGGCGGCAATATGGGGCGACATTATCAACGGCACAACGCCAGAAGATAGAGCGCGTGGCGTTCAAGCGTTAGTGCGCATTATGGAAAGGCGAGCCAAATTGCTTGGCTTGGATATGCCAACAAGAGCGCAGATAGAGGTTACAAACTATGACACTTCCACAATTGATGCCGAAGTCGCAAGACTTGTCGCTCTCCTTGATAGCGAGCCGTCACGTCAGATGGGCGCATCAACTGGCGAGAACGGAACAGTTACCAACTAACGATAAGAGTTGGACTACTTGGGTTTATTTGGCAGGACGTGGCGCTGGCAAGACTAGAACTGCGGCTGAGTGGCTTGCTTGGCAGGCTAGTAGTAACCCAAAGACTAGATGGGCTATTGCCGCGCCTACATATGGCGATGTGCGTGATACTTGTGCCGAAGGCGAATCAGGCATTGTGCGCGTGTTACGTGAATACGGCACATTAAAAGATTACAACAGAAGTATTGGCGAAATCTTCTTAACTAACGGCTCACGTATCAAGTTATTTAGTGGCGAAGAACCCGACAGATTTCGTGGGCCACAATTTCACGGCGGTTGGTTTGATGAGTTAGCGGCGTTCAAACACCCTGAATCGTGGGACCAATATCAATTTGGCTTGCGTTTAGGCGAACACCCACAAACCATTGTTACAACTACGCCACGTCCAACTAAACTCATTAAAGACTTAATCGGGCGTGAAGGCGTGAGAGTAGTGCGTGGCTCTACATTTGATAATGCCGCCAATCTAGCCGCGAGCGCACTTGCTGAACTTAAATTGCGTTATGAGAACACACGGCTTGGACGCCAAGAACTGTATGGCGAAATACTTGATGACGTAGAAGGCGCGTTATGGACACGCAATATGATTGAAGAAGCAAGAGTTACAACAGCGCCGCCACTTGTGCGTATAGTTGTGGCGATTGACCCTGCTGTTACAAGTAACACTACATCGGACGAAACTGGCATAGTGGCGGCTGGCATTGACCATACTGGCAATTATTATGTGCTTGATGATAAAACGTTACGTGCAACGCCTGATGCGTGGGCTAGAACTGCCGTTAATCTGTATCACGAACTAAACGCGGACAAGATTATTGCTGAAACAAATAATGGCGGCGATATGGTCATAATGGTCTTAAAGCAAATTGACGTATCTGTGCCAGTTAAAAAAGTAACGGCAACTAGAGGCAAACAATTACGTGCCGAGCCAATTAGTGCGCTGTATGAACAAGGCAGAGTGCATCACGTTGGCTATTTTGAGGACTTAGAGAATCAAATGTGCGAATGGACGCCATTAAGCAATGAATCGCCTGATAGATTAGACGCGCTGGTGTGGGCACTTACTGAACTAAATAGTGGCGGTTCAAGTATGATTGCACTAGCGGCGCTGGCTAAATTCTGTCTTAAATGCAGTATGCCTGCCAATAAAAATGCAACAATTTGCTCACGCTGTGGCGGTAAGTTAGGGGAATAATGGCAATCACATACGACACTACGATTGACCAAGGCGCCAATTGGTATATTAATTTTATTTATAATCAGCCAGTTACTATTACAAACATTGTTGGCAACGGCACAACTATTACATACACAACAGACACACAGGCTTTTTCAGTAGGACAATTAGTTTCTATTTCAGGCGTTATTCCAAGCCAATACAATCTAACAAACGTGGCAATTGCTTCGCGCACTTCAACTTCATTTACTATTACAAACCCTTCAACTGGCACTTACATATCAGGCGGCGTGGCATATGTGCCTGTAAATCTAACGGGTTGCACGGCGGCGTTACAGTTGCGCTCGCTTCCAAATGACCCAACGGCGGCGCTAACGCTAACAACAGCAAATAGCGGCATTACAATTACGGCTTTAACTGGCACAATTGCCATATCGGCAACTGCCACGCAAACACGTGCAATTGATGAGGGTTATTACTACTATGACCTTGAAGTAACCAATACGGCAAGTGGCGTAGTAACACGAATTGCACAAGGGCAAATTCTAGTGAGTGCGGAGATAACAAGATGAGTGATGATTTAATTGTAGTTCAGCCCGTTATTCCAACTGTTATTGTAACGGCGCCTGGTCCACAAGGCGCAAGCGGCGATGCCGCCTCTGTTTTTTATACGCATATTCAATCGTCATCTAGTGCCGTTTGGACTATCAATCACGGCTTAAATGGCGAGCCAACTGCCGTTGTTCTTGATTCTGCTGGCACTCAATGTGAAGGCACGTTTAGTTACCCAAGCAAAAACCAAATGATTATCACCTTCACAAGTGCCTTCACAGGCACGGCTTATGTAATCTAGGCACATTATGAGCAGATTAGCCTTAACGCCAACAAATGTGCCAGCGAGCGCAACAGACATATCTACGCCAACATTACGAGCAGGCGACCTTTATTTTAATACTTCAACTGGCTTAATGGTTTATGACGGCACAGATTGGACACCAGTAGGCACAGCAAGTGCCGTTTCTGAGATAGATGGCGGCGTATTTGATAGTATTGCACCGTATCAAGGCGGCGACCCAACCACCACAGCCACTCAAACATTTGATGGGGGAACTCCATAATGTCAGTAGTTACGCAAATACAAGTAAGGCGCGGATTAGCGTCACAATGGACTTCAACCAATCCTGTTTTAGCGGCTGGTGAAATTGGGTTTGAAACTGATACGAATTTAATGAAATGTGGCAACGGTTCAACAGCGTATAACTCTCTCGGCTACATTGGCGCAGGAGATATAACTGGCGTTACTGCTGGCACAGGATTAACAGGCGGCGGTTCAAGTGGTTCAGTTACATTGGCAATTGATAGTTCAGTTGCAACTTTAACTGGCACACAAACACTTACTAATAAAACAATAAGTGGCGCCAACAATACGTTAAGTAGTATTGGCAATTCAAGTTTAACAAATTCAACTATTACGATTAATGGAACTGCGGTTTCACTAGGCGGGTCAGTAGTAATTGAAGCAAGCAGTTTCGTTCCTTCATTTATGTTAGGTGGTATGTAATATGTCCCGCAAATTTCTAGTATCAATTGACCTCAATAAAAACGAATTACAAAATGCAGTAATTCAAAATCTTGCCACAGCGCCATCAACGCCATTAGCAGGACAGGTTTATTACAACACAGGCGATAATCAACTCTACATTTACAATGGCACACGTTGGGAAGTAGCAGGCAACGCCGTAACATCAGGCTTACTTGCCAATCGTCCAGCGGCAAACTCTGTTGATGCTGGCACTATTTATTACGCAACAGATAATTATTTATTTTATTATTCAGATGGCTCAACTTGGCAACAGGCTAATGCCTTTGGCAACGTAGTAACTGAAACATCATACGGACAAGCATCAGCAAACGGCACAGCAACTAACTATGCGCGCGCCGACCATACACACGGAACTCCTGCACTTGGCACAGCAACACCAAATGCAATTGCAGGCGTAACTGGTTCTGCTGGTTCAGCAACAACGCCATCTAAAGAGGACCACACTCACGCATTTACGCCAGCCGCAGATTTATCTATGGCTGGATTCAAACTTACAAACGTTGGAACACCAAGTGCAGATGGCGACGCGGCAAATAAAGGCTATGTAGATTCAGTTGCACAAGGTTTAGACACAAAGGCTTCCGTAGTAGCGGCAACAACAACAAATGGAACATTGGCAACTGCGTTTGCTAATGGACAAACAATTGATGGCGTTACTCTTGCAACTGGCGAACGTATTCTTATTAAGAATCAAACAGACGAAACAGCAAACGGCATTTACACAGTTAATGCAACTGGCGCGCCAACACGTTCAGCAGATATGAACGCTGGCTCAGAATTTCCAAGTGCATATGTATTCGTAGAACAAGGCACAGTTAATGCCGATACTGGTTGGGTTTGCACAAACAACGCGCCAGTAACTTTAGGCACTACTAATATTACTTGGACACAATTTAGTGGCGCTGGCACATACACAGCAAATAACGGCGTTGTTCTAAACGGCTCTGTATTCTCATTTGCGCCACGTAGCGGATTCGGCTTACAAACTGGTTCAAGCGGCGCGGAAATTAAACTTGCCACTACATCAGGCTTAAATCTCACAACAGATTTGGCAGTAGGCGCAGGGCTTGGTATTTCTGTTCTTACTAACACAGTTGCCATTGATACGGCAGTTGTTGTTCGTAAGTATGGCGCAGATGTAGGCGATGGCTCTGCCACTTCTTACACAATTACGCACAATTTAGGCACTAGAGATGTGCAAGTAACTGTTTATGACAATTCTTCGCCATATGCCGAAGTAATTTGCGATGTAAACCACGCAACTACAAACACAATTACTTTGCTATTCTCCGTTGCACCAACTTCTAACCAATACAGGGTAGTAGTTCAAGGCTAATTAAAGGAGAGAGAATATGGGTCTGATAGACCGTATTGCCGAGAAAGTAGCCGCCGAATTAGTTAAGGGTCCAAATCTGCCAGTAGGCGCAGTAGCAATGACCGAAACTGAAATGCGCAACGCCGCAAATCAAACTACATACGGACAAAGCGTGGCACTTCCACGCGACCCAATGATTGCTAGTGTGCCATTTGCGCCTGGTATGCCCATTATTCCGGGCGCCATTAATCCGCCGCGTAGTGATAGTGGACGCCCTGACCCACGCCGTTATGAATTTCAAGTTGCACAAAACATCAACATCACGGCAACTAAACTTGTGCCGTTTGCAACACTACGTGCCGCGGCAGACCAAATTGATATTCTTCGCCGTTGTATTGAAGTATTAAAGGCAAAAATTTCAGGGCTTGATTGGGATATTGTTTTGGCAGAAGATTCAGCCGAAAAGATTATTACAGAAATTGGAGGCAATCACGTTCGCGCTATGTCAGTTGCACGTGAGCGATACACGGAAGAAATTAGCCGCCTTAGAGAATTTTGGGAACAGCCTGACCCAACTAACGGACTTCTATTCACCGATTGGCTTAATATCGCACTAGAAGAAATTTTGGTGTTAGACGCGTGGGCAGTTTGGCCTCAACCATCAGTAGGCGGCGATTTGCTTGGCTTACAGATACTAGATGGCTCAACTATTAAGCCGCTTATTGATGACCGAGGAATGCGACCACAGGCGCCTTATCCAGCATTTCAGCAGATTCTTTTTGGATTCCCACGTAGCGAATTCGCCGCGTCAGATGGCAAAGAAAACGCAGATGGCGAATTTACGTCAGACGAACTCTCTTATTTAATTCGCAATCGCCGAACAATGACAGTTTATGGCTATTCGCCAACAGAACGCGCACTTGCGCTCGCGGATATTTATTTGCGCCGTCAGCAATGGCTACGTGCCGAATATACAGACGGCGTAACGCCTGAATTGCTTATGAAAACAGACGCCAATTTTGGCAATAACCCTGATTTGCTACGCGCCTATGAAAACATTTTTAATGATGATTTGGCAGGACAAACAGAACAACGTAAGCGTGTGCGCCTATTGCCAACTGGAATGGAGCCAGTTCAGTTTGAAGGCTATGGCGAACGTTTCAAAGATACGTTAGATGAGTATTTGGTCAATAGTATTTGCGGTCACTACGGCGTAATGCCATCTGAAATCGGTTTTAATCCTAAAGGCGGTTTGGGTGGCGGCGGTTTTCAATTGGGTCAAGCCGAATCGTCAGAAGTTATTGGTGCAATTCCATTGGCTAACTGGGTCGGACGTATGTTGAGCCACTTGTCCTATACATACTTGGGTATGCCACGCGAACTTGAATTTAAGTTTATGGAATCAGGACGCCAAGATTTGGAATCAATTGCGCGCACACGTGACATTGAAACTAAGTCAGGCAGTTTAACTCTTAACGAATCACGTAGTCGTGGCGGTATGCCGTTAATTGAATCGCCTGTAGCCGATATGCCAATGATTGTTACAGGAACAGGCGGTTATTTTGTAACAGAAAGTGGCATTATTCCTTTTGATAGCGCACTTGAAGGCGTATCTGCGCCTGCCGAGGACGCAATTGCTATTGAAGCAGGCGGAGATGTAGGCGGCGGTTCAGAAGCGCCTGTGCCTAACGTAGAAGATAAACCAACAGAAGCCGAATCCAATGAGCAAGTAGAAGATTCAGAGTATGACGAAGGCTTAAAAGCGGCGGACGAACTTAAAATGTTTCTACGTTGGCTAAAGAAATCGCCTACTCGCCCATTTAATTTCCGTGAAGTGCCTGTTGTATATGCCGAAGTGTTAAATAAGTTTATTGGCATTGGCGATTATGACAGCGCAAGATGGTATGCC